TAAATCTGATGATAAATCTACTCCTGCTTGTCCTGTTATTGTTGCCATCTTTTATAATCTCCGTTATTATGTTGGTTGTACATAAGTTACTGTAATAGGAATAGTTTGTGAACCACCCGTTTCGTTACCATATACAGTCAATGTTGTTCTAATAGTTGTTGTAATATTTGGGTTAGGGATAAATGTGAATGTTAATCCACTTTCTACGGCTGCAGTAGTTGTTACTTCATCTCCCAAAAATACTGGTATTGTTCCTGTTCCTGCTCCTGCACCTTGACCTACAATAGAACCTGCATTCTTATTAGATAATACTAATGTATATCCTTTAGATGCGTTTCCACTTGGTGAAGTTGTTGGTGAAAGAGAAACTTGTCCTGAAGTTTGTGTAACTGAAATGTTCGGTACACCAAATTCAACTTGAGGAATCTTTGTTGTTCCTTTTGGTAATGTTACCAATTTATATTTTAATACTTGAGTTTCATCAGGTGAAGCCTCAGTAATTGGTATTGCTCTAATTGCTGCATCATAATATGCACTACCCTTTGGATGTGCTGGTTCATACAATGTGTAATCAACCTCATCATCTCCTAAAGCAAATTGTGTAATGTTTAAACCTTGTCCAGCTGCAAGTTTTTCTCTACCCTTTTTGGTAAGAATTGCATCTACGGTTATTGTTGAGTTATCTAAGTAAGCCATAATTTATTCCCTATTAATATTCAATATATAAATATAACAATTTATATTTTTAATAATTTTTCCTTTCATATAAATATTAGTCAACCTCTAAAATTGGTTCTCCACTACCTCTTCCACTATCAGATACTCTTAATGTATTTGGATTAGTAGTAAATGTTTGAACTGGCGAACCACCGTCTAAGGTAGTTGCGCTTGTTTGTTTTGAACCATTAAAGAATGAATTTTCCATACCACTTGTTAAATCACCAACATTAACATAATGCGTTGAGAAGAACCCATCTAAAGGAGTTACTTCGGTAACATTACCTCCAACTGTTGGTGCAGAGCCAGATTGACTCAATATAACAACTTTATCTTTATATTTTGTTATTTCACTAACTTGAGTACCCATACTTGAATCATTTGTATTAATATTAATTATTACATCTTCTTGATATGATTCTTTGATTTTAAATACTCTTACTTTATCTTTTATTAAATTTCCTCTACCATCAAATCTTGTTCTTATAGAATATGAATCTTTTCCATATAAACCAAATCCTAATCTCGACAATCCATCAAAGTCCATTCCTATTTGTTCATATCCATCAGTTTGGAAATATGAAGCAAGTGTTGAACCTGTTATTTGTGCATTTACTAAAAATTCAAATTGTCCACCTGTTGATGATTGATTTCTTGTTATTGTACCCGATAATGATATATCATCTTCACTTTGATATGTTCCATCGTAGTTTTTAATTTCTACTGTTACTTTTGAGTCATCAGATTCACTAATATGACCCTCAATATTATTATATTCTACTATTGGATTTATATCTTCACTTGCTGATACTAAAGCATCTATATTTGATATAGAAGAACTTAACTGATTATTTACTGTATTAGATATAGTTGCTTCATGATAGTTTTCTTCACCACTTGGTCTATTCCATTTAGTTTTACTTCTTTCTAATATATGTGGTTGTAATAATAATCCACTTGCAACTTTTGCTCTTGCAGGTACTAAAGTTATTAATTGGTCAAATAATGTTTTATCAAAATATCTAACAAGTTGTACATATTCGTTAAAATTAAGATTATATCTTTGGAAATAATATTCTCTATATGTTTTTAATCCAGAATATTCTTCGTTATAATTATCTGCAGGGTCACCAATATAATCATCAATATTAAGTGGACCAACTGATTTTAAAATATCTAAATCTATTTCTTTTGTTGGTGAAAAGAATAAACCTAACTTGTTTGTATCAACTGGTGCCTTATCAAATGACTTTTTAGTTGCTCTTTGTCTATAAGATAAATCAATTGATGATGTTGCGTTTAGTACAGTATCTTCACCTAATTCAAATTGATTTTCAAATCTAAACTTATTTCCAAATGAAGTACCACTCGATGGAACATTTGCAGTTACAGTTCTATCATATGGTGTATAGTGATAAGGATAGGTTGTATTATTATCAAAATTAGTTGCGGTTGAAGATGCTGCATATGTTGTTGTTATTGCAACATTATTAATTGAAGTATCACTATATCTATTCTTTGGATATTCAAAATCATTTCTAAATATCAAATCTTCACTTGATGCCGATGGTGAGTTTCCGTCAATTGCATCTGGTAAAAGAGTGTGATTATCAATTACTACTTCATTCAATGCAGTTGTCCATAATCTAAACTCATCTACTTTACCATTAAATGTAGAACCACCGATTGATATTTGACTTCCACTTTCCCAAGATTTATCAACTGAAGTTAATGATTTTGAAACTTCGTTTCTAATTCTTTCTTGGAAACCTTCTTTTGCATAGAATGTAAATTCATCAGTTAAACTTCCTGTTGTTCTATTTACAACTATTTGTGTATATTCATCGTTAAAGAATGGGAATGTTGCTGTTGATTGAGATACCGAACCTACTGTTAACTGTACTTTAGCCAACGAACCTGTATCTTTTATTACATCCAATGACCAATTACTACCACTAATAATTTTGTGGTCTTGTTTTACTTCTGTATTAATTCTAATCTCTACTGAATTAGGATGGTCTCCGTTATATGCTTTCCAATCAACATCAATAGATTTACTACCACTAATGTTTATAGCCGCAGTTCTATCTTCATAAGTAAATTTAGAAGTACCACTTTTTGTTATATCTCTTGGTCCACCAAACTCTGCTATTGTTAAAATAGATGATGGAACACCATAACAACTCATTAAAGCATGGATTGCTCTTTTTGTACCTTTGTGTTTTAGTAAGTAAGGTAAGTTGTTAAGGATTCTTCTCCAAACTTCATTTTGTCTTTTCTTTCCACTTGTTGCTCTTGATTGAGTACCATCTTTATCTTTACCAAATGCGAAATCCCAAAGTGCTGCAGATTTAACTCCAATGTCTGCATCCCAACCCAATGACTCTAACATTTGATACAAGAATCTATCTTTTATACCAACATTTTGTTTGTTTTCAAGTTTTCTACTTTCTGCTAATGATTTTATATACACCCAAATATTATCAAAGTGCTGTCCAATCATATCAAAGAATAAAGTAAATTCTTCACCCTCACTTGAGTTTTGTACATGAGATGGTAGGTTGTTTACTAATCTTGAATCGTTATACAAGTCATAATGTCTTGCACTACCTTCCGATGGACTAAATCTATCTCCTAAAGTACTATTATACCAAGATAAACCATCTGCAGATGTTGAAGATGAAACTTCGTTTTGACCTGCACCAGGATAAGTTAATCCACCTAACGAAGAACTTGTGTATAAGAAACTTTCGAAAGCATCAAATCCATTTTTAACACCATTTATTTGATGTTCTATTTTTTGTTTTTCATTTCTTAAAGTTATACTTGTTAGATAATGAGAACCTGAAGTAACTAAATCTAATTTATTATTATAAAATTCTATTAGTTTAACTTTATACCAAAAGTTTTCGATTCTTTCTTCAGCTGATGAATACTTAACAAAGTTTCCATAATTGATTGTTTGAGCACCTTTTTGTTTAAATGCACCAGAACCAGTTTCAATAATACTATAAGATTGACTTACAAAATCTATATCCAATCCTTTTAGATTATAACCACTACCACTTACAAACTCATTTACAATGTCAGTAGATGTAGTAGAACCACTTGTAATTAAATCATCATAAATCTGTAAACCAACATTATCTGTAAATTTATCATTTAGGTTTGGTTGTAAAACAATACATTCATCATCTCCTTCATTTAAAATTGTTAATGACTCAACTATTGGTATAGATTGTATTTTAGAAATCCAAACTTGTTGATTTGGCTGTATTTCTCCACCCAATGGTTCGTATAATTTTAAAACAAGAGACTTTTCTTCTTTTATTTTTTTCTCTTCTCCTGTTGCTTCATTAACTACTTTATACTCAGAGAATGTTTCTCTATCAATATCCCATGTTGATATTAATTTATTTTCACCATTTCCAAAGTGTAAAAGATGGGTAAGGTATTTGGAGTTGTCTGATTTTAATATTGATGTGTCAAGTGTCGAAGTTATTGCTGACCTTATGTCTTTTAAAACATTATTTCTTCTTAATTTAATGTTACTAACATCAAATCTTATTTTAATTTCTTCGTTTTTACCAGATACAACTTCATCTGCCTCTGAATTATATGGTACTAATATTAGTTTAAAATCAACTACATCTACATCTTTTTCAACATTTGTTCCTGCAGCTTGTAATACATTTTGAATATTTAGTATAGATTTTCCTTGTGGTGATTGTTTTTTTGCAACTAATGTTTTATCAGAAACTTTTCCTACATATATGTCAACCCAATTTGTATTAATAGATGACCAATTTATTTTAAAATCTACATCGTATCCTTTAAAATCTGCACCTATTATGTTTTCAGGATAGTCTATTGTTACAATATCTGGTCCTGGAATATATGCTTTTGAAATTATATTTACAACAATACTTGCAAAAGCACCACTACCACCATCATTATTAACTGGTTGTAAATAAATTGTATATTGACCAACACCATTTGGAAAATCTGATTTAGTTAAAACCATATCACCTTGTGGTTTTAATTCTTTTTGTACTTTTCCTAAATTAAAGTTTACTTTATCTGCAAGTTGTGTTCTCCAAATAATAGAAAATCCTTGTGGATTGTTTATATTGTATGTATAAGTTGATGGTGAAACTTCTATAATTGGTGTATCTAAAACAATAGGAACATCTGGTCCTATTGGGTCAATAGGTCTTTCATCTACTTCATCCAATATTACTTTATCTAAAATTATATCTGTAAAAGATATCGTATGTATTCCAATTTTTTCAAATGTTTTTATTTTTGTTCTTGGAGTTGAACCAATTCCATCTTCTCTATCCCATTCTCTAATTGTTTGATATAAACAAATAGTTCTATTTTCTTCAGAAACTAAATAGTATTTTTCCTTTGATATACCTGCGGAACTTTTTACTTCAAATGTAAGACCATCACTAAGTTGCTTATCGGTATATAAAAAACTTCTATTAGTATTTAATTTTTCATTGATATACAAATCACCTTGTTGAACAGTAACATTTAAAGATAAATTAGTTATTGGTTTTAAAATATCATTATTAATAATAATATCATCAAAGGTATCAGGTTTAATGTTTAATGTAGATATAGGTCCTGTTGCTTCTCCTGAATTAATCAATGCGTTATCAGATATACCTCCACCAGATACGATTGGAATACCTTTGTTTTCAACAACTTCATCGGTAAATCCCTTATCAGTAGAAATTCCTCTAACACCCCTATTTTGATATTTATTATCTGCCATTATCTTACCCTAGTTTTTATCTATAATTTTGTATATCTAAATCTTCTCTATTTACTACTTCATTATCACCTGGATTTGGTATATCTCTACCTCCACCACTATCTCCACTACCGCCTGATGAACCACTATCCCCACCACCACCACTATTTACAGGTTCTATAACTGGAGTTTGAATTGGGTTTGTAGGTGTATCAATTGGCTTTGGGTCTGGGTCTGGTTCTACATAAATACACATTGTTTGGTCATGTATATCTGCATCAGGATTATAATTTCCTGCATTTGGGTCTTTACAACCTACAATCTTTGCATTTATTGTTTCTGGTATAGATGTTTCAAATTCCTCATTACTTGTTACTGTTTTTAGTAACTCATCTACTTTATCAATTGTCTTTTGTTGTTCAAAACTAAGTATACTATCCTCTTTCAATTCTCTTTTTGGTAAATAAAATTGTATTACATTTTCTACTATACTTACAATTGTTTCTGATATTTCATTTTCCTTATAACATAGTTTTGGTTCACCACTTAGAGGTTTACCATATTTGTTTGATATTATATTATATTCTCTGTTATTTTTAAAATGATTTGCAGATTCAATAATTTTTTCTCTAACTTTAGTTACCCAAATATCAAAATTATCAATCTTAAATTCTTTTTTTATTAAATCTATATACTTTTTACCACTTTCAACTTTACCCTTTAAAGTCAACATATTTTTTATAATATCTTCTACTTGGATTTGGTTTACAAAGTCATCTATAAACGGATAAACATCTCCAGCAAACATTTCACATTTTATAAAACATTCATATCTTGCTTCTAAATCAGAATTAGGTTTTCCTGTTTCATTTCGTGTATCCAAACTTTATCATTTACTCTATCTTCAGAACCCAATCTTCTATTTACTAAAGAAACTTGTGTTTTAAAAATACCTTGAGAATACCCTGCCTCTTTAATAAGTTTTTCAGCATCTATAAAAAATGAATCAGAGTCATTTGATTTTATTGTTAGTTTATTTTTTTGAACTTTACCGAAATATTTCTTTTCAGTATTATCATTATACTCTATGTATCTTACTAACTTACCACCATTTGCTTCTTGTGGTAATTGATTATCATTGGAATCATAGATAATAAACTCAATAAGGTCACCAGTATTCATACCAAAGTATCCTTTTGAGATTTCTCTCTCAAAGATATTTCGGTCTTTGTCATCAACAAAGTATCCTTTTGTTCCCTCTATTTTTTTAAAATCTTTTATTGCCATTTATTAACTCTTTCTATTTTTTCTAACTGCCCAACTTAAGTTTTCAGTTTCAGATGATGTTCCATCTGAATAAGTTACTTTTAATACCCATGTACCTTTATAATCTTTTGCTCCCCCACTTGGTGGTTTTGGTTTATTTTTTCCACCAATCTTAACATTGAAATATAAATCAAATTTCTCTTTTGCTCCTTGTTCAATATTTGTATTTTTAGTTTTAGCAGGACCAGGTGACTTGGAGGTTGCTTCAGTAAATCCTAATGGTCCCCATTCTGATAGTTGACCTGATGTTTGGATTTCAAGTTTTGTAATTAACTCTCCATTGTCTTTTAAGTTTTGTACTTCTATGTATCCTGCTTTACCACTTGTTTTAACATTCTTTCTTTTTGCAGTTGTCCATCCAATATCTGCTTCTTTTGCAGCTTCTGTTTCAGATTCAACTTTATAGAAGAATTCATTATCTTTACCAGGCACTAATCCAGCTGCTGCTGCAGTTGTTTCGGCTTGTGCACCTGCTAACTGAGATTGTGTTTGGACTAATAGAGCTCTTAAAGATTCTTTTTGTGCTTGTAGACCCTCTACCTGTGCTTTTAGTGAAACTCTTTCAATACCATCTCGTGTTCCTTTAATAATAGAATTAGAAAAGTCTTTTAATAAATCAGAATATCTTTGTGTAGCTGATTGTGCTTCATTATCTGCTGATGCTTTTTGTATTTTAAGAGAATCATTTTCAATTAACAATACTTCTATTTCTGAAATTAGTGATTGTATTTGACTTTCTAATTCTGCTATTCTTGCATTTGCAGCTGCCAAATCAGACAATGCTTGTTCATATAATTTTCTTAAATCTTCATATACTGGTCTCGGAACAACATCAGGTTTTGGTTTTCTTGGTTTACCAATTAACTCATCAACTTCAATATCAACAGATTTTTTTAGTTGTTCTTCATCATACTTTGCTTTTTCAATTCTACCAACTTGTTCTCCATCTCGTTCACCAAGAATATGAGTATAAGGTGCAGTTCCACCTTCACTTTTACCCAATACAATAGTATCTGCATTTGTAACAAAAGTATGTTTTCCTGTTTCTACATCTTTTGAAACAATTGCTTTAGAACCACTACTAATTAGTTCATTAATCCTAAACTGATTGTCTATTGCCATTTTACTTCTCTACGGTGAAAGTCAAATCCTTATCTGCAAAGTATTCAATTACACCACTTCTATTTACTTTTATTTCTATATAGTAATCTCTGTTATATTCAAAGTTACTTAAATTTAATTTAAAATAATTACCATTTGAATCACAACTTACTTTTGTATAATTGTCATTAAATGGAACCACCACTTCATCTGTTACTACATCTTTAATTTGGTAGTAAGTAGTTGATGGTAAATAATATACATCTGTATAAGCATATTGATTGGTGTAATTTTTAAGAGGATATTTTTCTCTCCCAAAAACTCTGATTGTAGGTTTACTTCCTCGTTTATATCTTACTTTTAATCTCTTAAATGTGATATGAATATCATCGGCAGTTAATGCACTAAGAGAACCAGTAGAGAAAGAAGAATCATCCCAACCAATTCTTAACTTCGGTTGGTATATAGTATTTGTTTCTTTTCCAAAAAACTTTATTTGTCCATAATCAACAGTATCATTTTCTTTTGCTGATGCGTGTTTTATAATCCAACCCTCATTTGGTATAGAACCACTAATCCAAGAATTCAATGGAGTTAGTACATTCATATCTATGTCAGTTGTCTGATAGGAAAATGCTTGTGATGCTGAAGAACCAGTATACCAAGTTCCTCCTTTACCATTAAATGAACCCGTTGTTCCACTTGCAAAATCAGTTACTAACCAATCTTCTGTTGAGTTTTTTTTATTCCAAGAAACACCATCAGTTGATATTTCATCAAATCGTGTTCCAATACCCATTTCCCATGATTGAGATACAGGATAGGCATAAAGAGTATAATCGGTTGGTATTTCATTTGATTCACATTCTTTTAATATTAAATGTGCAGAACTCATTGTTACTTCACCACTTGCTATTGATTGTGATAATGGAGTAGTATCAAACTTAATAAGAGAACGAGCAGTATCTTTTAAAGTACCATAATAAACTTTTGATACTTCTAATACTTCATCTAACCCTGTATTTTGAGTAGGTTGTTGTAAGTAAATACTTGCGTCTTTAGATGCTGTTACAAAATAATACATTATACCACTCTCCCTTTTATATCTTTATTTGGATACTTTAATTCAAATACAGATGGGTCTAACGATGGATAAACTTGTTTGTTTTTCGTTGCATCTGAAATATTGTATTTTACATTTGAATAAGTACCACCACATTTATTTACAATTTCACATTTAGGTACAGATTGTACTCCTTCTACATTTGCGATTATAAGTTCTAATTCTGAAATGTTTATTGGTTGATTGAAAGACCAATTGTCTATATTAAAAAATTCTTGTATTTCTTGTTGACAGTTTAATAAGATTTCTCTTGTGTTGTATCCACCATAAACTCTTATTTCAAAATCTACTCCAATATTGATTACAAAACCATCTAATAAGTTAACACCATCAGTTAAAACTCTATATTCATTTAAATAAGTTTTTAAGTTTTCTTTTACTGCTCTATTTAAACTATTTAAATATTTGTTATTATCATATCCTAAAACATATAGATTAATTGCAAAAGGATTATTCTTTTCATCTATGTTAGCTTTTTTACCAACTAAGAATTTTTGTATTTCTTTTTGAGTTTCTAATTGCGTTAAATCTTTTTCTTTTAAATCATTTACTAATTCTGTAAATTGTTTTAAACTTTGTGGGTCTGAAAGAATTGATGCAGGAGAGTTATTATCCAATTCACCATCTGCAGAACAATATGCTTTTGCAACATTCCCATACTTTGTAGGTAATGATAAAGCTCTTACTTGATAATCTTTTCTTGTTACTGCTCTATTTTGTGTTCCAAAATTTGCTAATGCATTTTGTCTTATTTCTTCTATACTTTCTTCACCCCTACCACCTCTTGCTGGTCCTTCATTATCTACTGCTACTGAATTTTTTGTTTGATTAAATAATCTTGCTTTTTTTCCTGTAAAGAAATTTTCATCTTCATCAAATTCAATTCTATCTATTTGAGCCAACTCACCAGTAGATACATTTGAGTTAACACCACCACCTGCGTAATATGAGATTGTAAACTCTCCGGTTGGTGCTTGACCATATGTTTTAGACTTTAAAAAATTAGATGGGTCAAATGATGCACCCAATCTATCGATTGAAGAGTTTAATCCTAAACCAACATTTTTTAAATTTGGTATTAGTGTTTCATCGTTTGTTGAAGTTCCACCACCAAATACTAAACTTGTTGTATTATCAGAATTTGTTTTTGTAACAAATCTCCTTGATGTTTTTATTAATTTTAAAATATTAGATACTGAATTTTTAAATTGTGCTAAATCTTTATCATTCTGTTCTGAAGTTGGGTAATCAATATAAACCATTTCTTGTCCAAGATAAGGAACTTCATACCATTTGTTTCCATCAGAATCTCTTACATCGTAAATATCAATTACATTTCTATCACTAATGTTTATATTTGCAAACTCTTCAGGTGTACTACCGAAATTTACTGTGATTGATTTAACCTCTGCAGAAATTACATTTACCTTTTTCTTAATTAAGTATAAACTTGGTTTGTTCTGACCATCTCTTCGGTAAATAGAAATTTCTCTTTCATTTTCATCGTTAAAGTCTAATAACTCTGTTGATGTAAAAAGTATACCTGCGGTAGTTGAACGAACTTGTAGTCCTTGTTTAATTCTTAAATAATACTCAGTATCAGGTTCATAATCTCCAGCTGATGAATTAAATTTACTTGGTACAGTTTGATAAACTGATAATTGTGTTATTGCTGGTGCAATGGGTTTTGTTTTATATCCCATAACATTTGCAATATCCATTAAGTTTTCTCTATCTTCTGCAGTTGTTAATAATGACTCTTTTAATGTATCATCAATATAATATCCCAAGACATCTCCAATATAAGATGCCATTTCAATAAACATCATACCTGGTGATGACTCATTAAAGTCAGTATAAGTTTGTGGAAAATAAGTTTTTGAAAAATTAATTAAGTTTTCTCTGAATTGAGAAAAATCTTTATTAAGATAATTTATTTTCCTACCAATATTTGAAACTTTACCTAATGCCATTTATTTACCCTTCTATATCTAAAGTTATTGTATCTGTTTCTATTTCATTACCAACTGTAAAACTTACTTTTACAATTGCTTTGTTTTGGTCTTTCATTTCATTAGTCATCTGTACATCTATATCCGCAACTGTAATGTAAGGTAACCAAAGTCCAACTGAATTGGTAATTGAATTAGTTAATTTTTCTTCAAACTCATTATCATCCATTGGTTCAAACAATACATTATGTAATGTTGTACCAAATTCAGGTTGCATTACTCTCTCACCAACTCGTGTGAGTAATAGGTTTCTAAGGTTTGCTCTTGCAGCTTCAAAAGAAGTAAATGTTTGTTCAAACATTACCTTACCCCTTTTAGTAGGAGATGATATCCCATATGCTACTGTTGCAAATTCTTCTAAATCATTTACTGCCTTTTTACCTAATTCGTAAGCCACCTATACTCCCTATCTTTTAAACTTTTTTACAAGTGTAGAATTATCTCTATTTAGAATTCTATCTAAACCAGGTAATCCTGTTTGAACCCCAAGACCTGTTTTACTTGGTCCTTTTTTTAAATCACTATAACCCATTTTTTGTGCCATCTGAGCTCTCATCATATCAGTACCACCTTGTGAACCTTGAGAGTTAAATGTTACAGTTTTATCCATACTTTCATTTACAGGTTGTTGAAAATTATCCAATACCGATTTAGTAGTTGGTGTACCTTTTCTTTGTTCTGCTGAAAATGGTTTTGTATTATTTAGTACCTCGTTTAACTTTTCATTTTTAGTGAATTGTCTTTTAGGTTGTGTTCTTTCTTCTTGTAAAGCAATTTCTGCTTGTTCGAATGGGTCTACCACATCATCTTCTACTAATTGCGTAGAGGACGGCACAATACCCCCCTTCACCTCTTTTAATCTTTTATTAACTTCTTCCTCTAATATTTTAGGAAAAGTTTTTGTTAGAAACTTCTCGTGGTTTTTAGCCACTTCAGCTTCTACTATTGTTTTTATTACTTTTACTAATTGTTTCGAATCCATTGTTCTTTTATTTAACTTGTCTTATATAAATATATTGTTATTGATTTTATGGTTTTAACAATCACAACATCTTAGTTCATCCATTTTTTCCATAATCTCTCTACGAAGTTGTTCTGCAGTTTTTACTGTTTTTGGTGTTGGTCTTGCTTCAACGAAAGTTTGTATTTCTTGTGCCAACTGTTCTTCTGCTTCTTCTATCTCCTTTACCTTTTTATCTAATCTTTCTTTTAATGATTGTCCATCTACTTTTTCTTGACCATCTAATGCAGTTGTAGTTATTTCATCTTCCTCATCATCTCGTTTAAAGAATGGAAATATAAAAGGAACAGATGGTATCATATATCCAACCCAAGGTAAAACACCTGGCGCTGGTGGTGTTTGTGGAAATCCAGGATAGAGTGATGTTGTTAAATGTTGTCCTTGTACTGTTAATAAATGCATTTGAATTTTTTGTACCAATTGATTTATAAATGGTAGAGGAGAATTAGCTGGTATAGATGTACTTGGTTCCCATACACCAATATTTGTTACAAAAGAACTATTTAATGATTGATTTTGAAAACTACCTGGCGCAGGAACTGGAGGAACTGGTGTGTTTTGTAACGTCGTTCCAACCCAATAACCCTGTATTGCTTCACCAATTCCATTCATTAAAATATCAACTGGTGTAAACGATTGCCTCAGTAAAGCAAGGTAAACTAACATCTCCATTAATTCCGTATTTCCTTTCGCAACAGGAACTTTAGAAAGAAGTTCTCCTCCTCTTTTTATTAGATTATCATATTCCTGTGTAAGTTTTTTTGCAAAATCCTGTGGGGTTCTGTTTGTAGAAGGAAACTTCATAAACAGATACATATTTATTTTGAATATTACATACATTTTATTCTGTAAAGTTTTTTGTAGATTTTAAATCTTGCAATGTTGCTCGTAAAGCTGTTAATTCTGTTTTTGTGGGTGTTGTGGGTGGAGTTCCTTCAGGAGAACCAATTGGTGGGGGTATTGGTGTACCATTAGTAATGGATAATCCAGCAAACC